TTTGAAGATTATGAAGGTTTAGAACACGATATTGAAGTGTTTTTAGATGTAGTCTGTAATGACCTAAAAGAAGATGATATGATTGCGTAATATGAAAAATTTAAATAACATAATTAAAAAAGTTTTAAAAGAAGAATCTGAAAGATATATGTTTTTCAGTAATTTAGAACAAATGAGAAGACAATGTGGTTTACTATTAGATTTAGACCATAACATGGTTGAAGAGATTTTGTCTAATGGACACGACTGGGCCCAAGACCATATTGCGGAAGCTAAGAATAATATGGACCAAGTATTTGACTTTTTAATGAATGAAACAAAAAGTGGTGATATGTGGAAATCTGAAGAAGTAATGGAAGATGACGGATTAGAAGATTACGCAATGGGTTTGCAATCAAGTGGTAAAATTAGTGATGATGAAGCGTTGGCAATGTCAATGACTGAAGGTCGTAAAAAAGTTGGTACTAAATTATGTGCTCGTGGTGTTGCATCTGCAAAATCAAAATACGACGTGTACCCAAGTGCTTATGCGAATGGTCACGCTGTTCAAGTATGTAAGGGTAAAATCAAAGGTCTTGACGGAAAAAAACATTGTTCAGGAGCATATTGTTAATCAATTATTTTGGATTATTAAAAAATTGTAGTATATTTGTAGTCAAATCATAAATGACATGACTATAATTAAAAAACTGTGGATTAAGTATCGTTTATATCTACGTCGATTAGACCGAGATAACACCGAATTTGACATTTATATGTCTAACGTGAGGAAATGTTCCACTATATGTAGAAAACTCATTCATTCGGAAGATTCTGAACTTATAATTGCTCCAATATCTGATAAAAAATATATCCGTAATGATAAATTAGGAATTTTTGTTACAATGGATGGTGGACAAGTCACAATAACCAATCATACATACAGTTATTTTATTAAATTAAGTAAGATTCAATGGGAAAAATTGGTTATTTCATTCCGTAGAGAAATGGAATATAGAGCCATGGAAATTGAAAAAGAATTAGAAACTCAAATTAATCATTCTCTTGATAATATTTACAGTAAAATAAATTGTTAATATTTAATTATCTAACGATTTTCTAATTAAAGAAATTAAGACCGATTCGTTGGTCTTTTTCTTTTTTGGTTTGTAAGATGTCATAACAGGTTTTTGACCCTTTCCTGTTTGAGTATCTTTTTTCTCGGCCTTTCTTTTTTGTTGACAAGCCGCTTTTTTCTGAGAATCTGACATTTTACCCGCAACACCAGCGGCACGACATTTTGGATATGCTTTAGATGATGCGTCAGGTCTTCCACATGGTGGATGTTTACCATCAACCTTTTTACATATGTTTACCCAAGGACCTTTTGGTTGTTTACTACCCTTTGGTTTTTTCTTTGTTCCAAACCAAACACCTAAATCTTCATTAACCACATCTTTGTATTCCGTCGGTGTTATAATGTGTTTTGATTTTCCTTTATCAGGATGGTCTTTTTCATTATATCCATGTTTAAATGAAATTTTACCATCAAGATTTTTATTCTTAACAATTTCATTATGGTAATGTTCAGAATCAATTAAAAATGGTGATAAAACATGGTTATCCCATGTTTCTTTTTTAAATTCCGCAGGACCATTATATTCACCAGCGCTTAAAATAGTGTCAGTACCCTCTTTTATTTTCTTTTTACCAAAAACTTTTTTAAGAAGTTTTGAATTAACCGGATTTTCATTTAAATCACTTCCATCATCATCATTTAAAACAGGATGTCTTTTATCTGATTTTGAAATAGCAACTGCACGTTCTTCTTTTCTTTTCACACCTTTTGTTTCAATATTACCATCAAGTGAATCAACATAAACCTCGGCATTATCATATCCATTTAATGGTTCAGTAAATGGTTCTAAAATATTTTTATCCCATAACCTTAAACCTGGTCTTAAAGGAACTCTATAACTTCCTGAATCACCTGTACCCGTAGATTCTAACAAATAATCATCGTATTCTTTAACTTTTTTTAATATTTCTAGTATACTACTTTTCATAACGATTTTTATTTATTATCATTATATAAATATCATAAATTATGGAACATTTAGATGAAGACCAATTAAAAAATCAATTAGAATCACAATTAGATAATTTAAACTCTAAAATTGTTTTATTTGACACTTTTCAATTTAACAGTAATGAAGATGTTAATTATTTCATTAATAATTTAACAAATGAAGATTCAAATAGTTGTATTATTCAAGCAATTGTTTCAGCATATAAACGAGGAGCGTTTACTATGATTGAGTCTGAAGTTATATCCAAATCTTTAAGATTGTTAAACAAATAAAAAAAGGTCAGATTTCTCTGACCTTTTTTATTATCTATTAAGATAAGATTATCTTAATTCATTCAAATCGAATGTACGAACACCATCAACGATGATACGTCCATAGAAACGGTTATTAACCATCTTCTTAGCGTAACGTGTCATAATACCCTTGATAGGAGTAAAGTTGAATGGGTTATACATTGTTGGAGTTAATTGTAGTGGTACGTATGGAGCGTAGATATATCCAGTATCCAATAACGAAGTACCTTTGTGACCAATCAACACAGTGTTTGGTGGGAAGTATGGGTCACGGTATACTTGGTAACGACCACTTAAAGTACCAACTCTTTCAATACCCATGTTGTATTGGTCTTGCTCAGGAGCCGCGTTTGATACGTGGAAGTATTCCAAGTCATCAAAAATAGCACTGATTTCAGAAGATACAACAATCCAGTTAGCTCCACCTCTTAAAGTAGACTTGTGGATTTGAGCTGAAATTTGGTTGATAGCAGTAATCAACGTTTGGTTCCAGTCCTTTTGAGTATAAGGAGTTGATTGGTTGTTCAGACGCTTCCATCCGTTGTAATCCCAACGTAATGTCCATGCTGCACCTTTACGTAAGTCACGTAAAATTTCACGGTCAATTTCAGCCGCAACTTGTTCAGATAATAAAGCTGTTAATTCAGCTTCAGCATCGATGTTGTGGAATGCCGCAACGTCTTGAGCAAGTTCTGGAGACCATTGTGCTCTTAACTTTCTTTCAGTTACAGAAACTGTTACTGATTGAAGGTCAAAAGAAACTTCACCAATTCTGTCTTCAAATTCTAACTCTTGGTAACGCTTCCAATATGCGTTTACCGCAAGGTTAGCTGTGATACCTGTTAAAGTAGTTGTGAAAGTAGTTCCAGTGTAACCATCAGGAGTTGATTGTCCACAAGAAATACAAGCTGGTGTTTGTAAATCTACTTCTAAATAGATAATACCATCTTGTCCACAAATGTTGTTGTAATAACCACCGTTACCAGCGTTTGATGAAGTACCAACACTTGTTCCACCTGGCCAAGTAGTTTGTGTACTAGCACCGTACTGAACGATACCTTTACCATATTTCTGTGTTACAACACGGAATAAAAGTGGTGTTGCCGTAGTTACGTTACCACCTGAAGCGTTGATTCTCGCAGCTAAAGCAGCTGTCGGTAATAAAGTCAAATCAGAAAGGAATGATTCAGCATCCATTTCTTGTCCATCAGGACCAATTAATTTACCTTCACCTGCATTTGTGAAACCTGACATTGCTAAAAGTAATTTTCTGTATTCACCAGTTCCATAACCAGATACGATTAAAGTTCCGTTTGACCAAACTACTTGGTTAGTATCACCTGTTACCCAATACCAAGCACCTTTTGAATAATCAAAAAGACCCGCAGGATTTAAACCTGGCTCAGTTCCTTCGTAGAATAAATCATAAAGGTTCTTTGGATACGCAGTTGAATCATTGTAACCTGCGTTAGGGTCACCTGATGGGTTATTTGGAGAACCTACTGGAGCTCTGTGTCCAGCTTGTCCTGAACCACCAATTGTTGGAGTTGCTCCAGAATAACCTTGGATTTGAGGTACAAAGTAGAACAATTTACCGATTGGTAAGTTCATAGCTTGTACAGAAACGATTTCGTTTGCTAATAATTTAGAGAACACACGTCTGATGATAGGAAATACCACAGTTTCGAATGAACCTGAATCAGCAGTTGAAGATGATTCGTTAATTAAAAATGATGCTTGGTTTTCATACAACTGAGCAACGTTTTCTTTTAGGTGGCCTCTAAGACCTTCAAGGAACCCTAATTTGTCCCATTTGTTTATAGTGTCTTCTTTGATAACTTTCAAGTGCTTAAGACCGATGTTACCTACTAATCCACTTTCTAATAATGCTCCCATTTATTTTATAGGTTTTTTA